GCCCGCCGCTCCGACTGGATCCGCCCCTCGACCCCCGGCCGCTACCCCAACCCTGGCCCCCAGGTCAGCCCCACCCCAGTCCTGCCCGACTTGCAGGATTCGCGCTATCCAGTCTCTGGCTATGAACAAAATCGGATGCCAGTCGAATCCACTGTGCCTTATGGCCCGCCCACCCGTGGGCCAGCTGCACTTGCGCCGGTCCTTGCTGCCCGCCGCCAAGCCCAGGAATCCGCAACACTGGCTGCGCGCAGCGCTGGAATCAACCCCACAACTGGGCAGCCGGCACCTCCAGACTTGCGTCCAGTCCTCAACGCGGAAGATGCGGCTATCTACGAGGCCCCACTTTCTACGCCCTTTAAGCGCCCCGGTGCCTCATTTGTCCGCCACACCGGTCCTCTAGACCCCATCAACACCGAGCGCTACTTCCCCACTGGCGTAGACCCAATGGCAGGCGACCCTATTAATGACGTCGGCCAGATCAGCCCCCAGTACGACCGTACCAACCAGCCTGCAACTCCAGCCCCCATGCCCAGCACACCATCTACCGGACGTCTTGGCCAGGGGGTCCCAATCAATGCACCCAACACTGGCGAAGTAGCCGGTGGCCAAATGGAGTGGCAGAAATCCACTGAGCGCTACAACAAGTTCGTAGAGACCAATCAGAGTAATCCTGGCTGGCGTCCCATGCTCAGCCAACTTCAATTTGCCGCTGAAGAAGCCGCCAAGGCTAACACCGACCCTGCCTATGTATCGCGTGTCCCCGCAGTCCACCGGCAAATTGGCAGCGCCATGGAGCAGCTCCGATCGCAGCTTGCGGTACTCGAGCCCCAACTTGCAGATGCTGAACGGCGGGCAATCATTGACCCAAACGGCCGCGTCCCTGCCGGGCAATTTGGTCAGGAATCCATGACCAATGCCGAACTTGAGACCCACCTCGGTACATTGGTTGCCGAAGCCTACGATACTCAACACCTCCTCCTACAGCGCTTTAGTCGTATGTCCGGCATCAAGGGCGCCACTCGCAAGGCACCGACCTCCGAAACCCCCAGCCCAGCAGACAGTCGTACTGCCGGCTTCCAGGATGCCGGCTGGGTCTCTGGGCGCCCAACTACACAAGAGGAAAAACGCACAATTGGCTCAGTGCGTTTTGATGCCCCACCATATGTCGGCCATGCAGAAGCCACAAAGCGCAAAGTCGGAACGCCAGTTGAAGTTGGCAACTTTGGCCCTGGCTTCCCAGGCGGCACTGGTGCGCCACTACTCGACGACAAGGGCAAACCAGTTCTAGACTTCAATGGCAAGCCCGCTATCGATACTGACGCCAAGCCCCTAACTGTGGGGGAACTCGATCGGCATGGGCATCGTACCTTCGACCCTGCTAATCCTTCCGACCTCGCCTCCATCGCGCACGCAACTAAGCCCTACCAGGATGGTGATTTTGTTCCAGCCCATCTAGGCCACCGCATCATCCAGGCTCTCGAAGCCGCAGTCGGTCCCAATCGTCGGTCAGCAACCCTCACATTGTTGCGCACACAGGTTGACAACAACAAGGGGCGTGGAGCTGCAACTGTCCAAAATATCGGCACTGCACAGCCGATCGGCAATAAGCCAGGAATGCGCAGTGCTATTCCAACTCAATCCACCACCACTACCCGTCCCTACAAGGGCAACATCCAGGGTTTCCCAGATCTGGGCGCCGATGTCGCGCGAGTCTACCTGGAGTCTGGGCTTGCCAAGACCAAGGCCGAGGCCAACAAACTAGCTACCCAGGCCATGCTCGCCTTCAGCAAAGGGCGCCCCGATGCCAAGTCTGGACCTGGCTATGATGCCGTCCAAATCGGCGGTGTCGGCCGTACTTCAATTGCTCCACGGACAATGGCGCCAATAGCCGAGCGCATGCAGCGCGATGCAATTGCGGCCCGCGGACGGCTGGCTGCAGCCCGCCGCATCGAGACCACGCCAGACAAATGGAAGCCCTCTACCCGCCCACTACTGGTCTCCTTTAACTTCCAGAACCAGCCTACCTACCAGGACATCGCTCCATATCTCAAGGGCACCAAGGTTGTACGCCTGATCTCCGGCAAAGAACCACATGTAGCCGCAGAACTTCGAGCCCGTGGGATTAAGGTCGAGTTGATTCCGCTGGACGGCAACGCGATCAAGGCCGCTTCTGTAGACGCGGACGCCTTGTATGATCCAGCTGGCGGTCGCTTTGATGGAGTCCAATGGTTCCGCGCTACGGGAGGCAAGCAGCTCGGCCTGTTCAGTGCTAAGCCTGAAATTGTAGCGCCAAACAATGCGCGTCCCATGGTACCAATGCGCAAGACAACCAAGCCCTTCGGCAAGAAGCCTGCATGGTAGCCTGGCCCCAGAACCGCTTCCGGACCCTCTATGCTCAGGCTGCCTATGGCAGCCTGAGCACCTTCGTGCGCAAGGTCTATGGAGTCGAGCGCAACCCCAAAGGCACCTGGTGGGACGATGCTGTCCACGAACCCCTCTGCGCCTGGCTCCAGACCGAGCTTCTCGCCTGGATTCGACGCCGTCAGGCCGGCTGCCGCGAGCGCACCTACCTGGCCGCCCTCCTCCCCCGAGCAGCCGCCAAAACCAACCTCATCACCAAAGCTGCGATGCTGTGGCTCATGCTCCATGACCCTGAGCTGGCCATCTACATCGGCAACGAAAAGCGCGAAAACGCAGTAGACTTCCTGGCAGTCATCAAGGCCCACCTCGAAGGTGCCGACGACTACTCCTGGTGGCAGTGGCTCTACGGCAACTGGCGCTCCGACGACAGCCGCTGGCGCCAGGACCTCCTGGTCCACAACGCCCGCACCTCCAAGCGCTCCGAAGCCAGCTACGGCGTAGTTTCGATCGGTACCGGCCTGACCGGCAAGCACCCTGACGTCATCTGCCTGGACGACCTAGTCTCCTACGAAGGTCTTGCCAACGACGTCGACCTCTACGAATCTGCCAACTCCTTCATCAACTCCCTCGTCCCAGTTCTCGAGGCCAATGGCCTCATGATCCTCGTCGGCACCCGCTACGCCGACAACGACCCCTTCGGACACGCTTTCAGCACCCTTGGCATCCAGTCTGTGGCCGGCGTCCCAGACCCCGACTACTCCCCAACCCCAGGGGGTGTCTGGCAGGTCTACTTCCTCTCTGGCCGGCGCAACCAGGACCAGGCCCCAGCCATCCCCAGTGTCTGGTCCGAAGCAGCCATGGTCCAGTACGCCAAGCAGGACCCCGTCAAGTTCGCCTACCAGGTCCTCAACAAGCCCAAGCTCAGCCCCTTCAGGCCCATCACCGAAGCCCAATTTGACTCCCATGTAGTCTTCAAGGTCCCCAAGTTCCTCAAGGTCTCCCTCCACTACGACACCGCCTTCAAGCACTTTGCCCGCCAGGCCTCCGGCTGCGAGTCCGCCATCGTGGCCATGGGCCACGATATGCTGGACCGCGGCAAGGTCTACTTCCTGGGCGCCTGGTTCGACCGGATGTGGAGCTCCGAAGACTTCCTCCGCAAGTCCCTCGAAGCCACCAAGCTCCTTGAATCCCAGGGCTACACCATCAAGTGCATCACCGACGAGAAGGAATCCGGCGGCAAGTCCGGCGTCTTCGAGTCTCTTGTCCGCACCGCCCACATCCAAGCCGGCCATCGGCCGCCCCAGTTCATCGGCATCCTCCGCCAGGTCCGCCAGGAAAACAAGGACCAGCGAATCTACAACTTGATCGGCTACATTCACCGCGGCCTCCTGAAGTTCCACGCCGAGGCCCCCGGCCTCGGGCACCTCCGCTACCAGCTCTGCAACCATCCAGACTCCGCCCTCAAGGACGTCGCAGACGCCGCAGCCGACTGCATCCATCCAGACGTCTACACCAGCATCCTCTTGGCCGCCCATGGTGGCCCCGAGGAAGAGGCCAGCTTTGGCGGCTGGGAAGAAGACGTCAAGCGCAAACGGTGGTGGAAGGCAACCCAATATGCTATACTCGATACAGAAATTGATCGTGACCCAGTCTAGGGGCGCTCCGGCGGCGCCTTCCCGCCGTTGAACCACCCGGGAGTGTGGAAGCAGCGCCCCTACCAAAGGACCTCCAATGAACGAGGACCTAATCGACGAGCTCCTCGAATCCGAAGCAGTCAGACTAGCCATCCTCCGCTCTCGCACCAATGCCTTCCTTGCCACCGAGTGCCCATGCGAATCCTGACCTGGGACCTCGAGATCCGCAAGCCAGTCGACAGCCTAATGGGCGGCTGGGAGGCTGCTCGGGCGGGCGACGCGGGAATCAGCGCCCTGGTCATCAAGGACACCGAGACCGGCCGTTATCACATCTATGACGACAAGCGCCTGGATCAGGCCGTTGACCACCTGAATGAGGCCGACCTCCTGGTCGGCTTCAACTCCTCTGACTTTGACACTGGCGTCATTGAGGGCATCACCGGGCGCCAGATCGCTCCCACCCAGTACGACATCCTCTCCAAGATTTGGGAAGCCCTCGGCAAGCGTCGAAAGGGCTTTAAGCTTGACGAGGTCTGCCAGCGCACCATCAAGCGCGGCAAGTCCGGCGCCGGCCGCTACGCCACCACCCTGGCCAGCCTTGGCCACTGGGGTGAGCTATTCGACTACTGCCTGGGCGATGTACATATCACGGCCGAACTGTTCAACCACATCGTCGACAACGGCTGGGTCCTGGGCCCCGACGACGAGAAGCTCGAGCTGTCGGCCCCCACCGAGGAGCACGCCTAAATGGCAGGCCTCAACAACTACGGTAACATCATTCCGCAGGGCATGGACACTAAGAGTGACCAGGCCCTCCTTACTTTGGTCAACGCGCGCAAGACCCACAGCCAGACCTACCACGCCTCCTACTTCAAGCAGGTGGCCGGCTGGTACGACGACTACCGCGGTTACTACTCAGGCCGGGTTAGCCCGCACCGCAACAACATCAGCATCCCCCTGATCTACTCGGTCGTCTGGAGCGATGTCGCCAAGAAGGTCCAGAGCACTTTTGGCGCCTGGCCAATCGTCAGTTTCAAGGGCAACGGCCCCGGTGATTCCGCCATTGCCAAGAAGAACGAGATCTTGATCTCGGCCCAGCTCAAAGAGTGCAACAGCTTCAAGAAGGCTGTCGACTACTTTGCTTCCGCCGACATCTATGGCACCGCCGTCATGCGCACCGGCTGGACCCACATCGAGCGCCTCCGAATGACTCGCCAGGTCTTCCTGGACCAGGTGGTCGAGATTCCTCAGCCCGTAGTCGACTTCGACGGCCCGGACTGGCAGCCCGTCGACATCCTCGACTACTGGCCACAGCCTGGCAAGAAGTCTGTCGAAGAGATGGCCTGGTGCATCCACCGTTACTACGTGGACTTCGACGACCTCCAGGAAATGAATGCCGGCGACAGCCCGGTCTTCTCCAAGCGCGCCATGAAGGAGCTTGCCGAGCACCCGATCTCCGGGGCCGACGAGAACCTTATGTACCAACGCTGGAGCGTCTACCGCTCGTACAACGAGTGGATGGCCAGACGCTCCGAGACCTTTGCCAAGCCCGTCGAGATCACCGAGATGTGGGGCCTGGTCCCGCAGGAATTCGCCAAGGACGGGATCCGCCACCGGGTGGTCACCGTCGCCAATGGCAAGGTAGTCTTGCGCAACGACCCCAACCCTTACGAGCACGGCAAGCTGCCCTTTGTCTCGTTCAGCCCGACGCCGGACCCGCATTACTTCCATGGCGTGGGCAAGGTCCAGATCGCCCAGAAGCTGCAGGCCGCCAGCAACCGCCTGGTCAACCAGAAGCTCGATGCCATCGACCTGATCGTGTCGCCCATGTACATCGGTGATGCCGGCAAGATTCCCCAGACCCAGAACCTCTTTACCAAGCCAGGTCGAATCTTCCTGGTCGACGGCAAGCCCTCCGACGCCCTCGAGCCCCTCCAGGTTAACACCCAGGGACTCCAAGCCGCCTTCATGGAGCTGGACGCCCTCTGGAAGTACATGCAGCAGGGCACCGGCAGCATCGAAGACACCGTCATGGGCATGTCGGGCGGCTCCGACCGCCAGACAGCCTACGAGTTCCGCGGGCGCCAGGAAGGCGCCATGACTCGCTTGGCCCTCGAGTCCATGCTAGCCAGCACCGCGATCGAGGAGCTGGCCGAGCACTTCCGCGACCTCAACAAGCAGTACCTGCCGCTACCCAAGCAGGTCAAGATGATCGGCGCCAACGCCATCATCAACCCCATCACCGGCCTGCCGCTCCCGGCCGAGGCGCCCCTGATCCAGATGGGCGACCTGGACCATGACTTCAAGGCCCAGGCTGTCGGCCCTCTGATGATGATGACCAAGGGGGCCATGCGCCAGGACGGTCTGCAGCTCATGCAGACCATGGCCAGCAACCCAGTCCTACTGGGCGTCACTAACTGGATTGCCTTTGCCAAGAAGATCTACGACCTCTACGACTGGGATGCTACCGAGATGCTAGTCACTGAGACCCCAATGATCAATGCGATGGCCAGCCAGCAGGGCATGACCCCAGAAGGCATTGTCGATATGTCCGCCAACCCCATGGACGCCATGCGCGAGCAAGGTGGCGCCCAGCAAACTCCCGAACCCGTAGGAGCCTAAGTGACCCCCAAGGAAGCCGCAACCGCCGTCATCCAAACCAGCTTTAGCGACGGCTGGGCCAAGGTCATCGTACCAGGCCTCGAGCGCCGGAAGCAGGGCCTGATCCAGGAGATTCTCCAGGCTCCTGACAAGGCGCCGGCTGCGCAGGCCGCCGGAATCCAAGTCATTGACTACATCCTCAAATTGCCTTCCCAGGCTGTTGCTACCCTCAAGGAAATCGAAGAGGGCGAGAAGCACCTGGAAGAGGCTGCCGCCCCCCGAGCAGCCGGTAGTCCGTACGACGAGTAGTATGCTATACTAGTGGCACCTCAAACCGCGGGCCAACCCCGCAGGAGATTCAATGGACGAGCTTAACCAGCAGCCGGCAGAGCCAACCTCTGACCAGGTTGCCCAGGCCCCTGAGACGGACAACCCGCTCATTCAGGATGGCAAGTACCTCGGCAAGTACCCGACTCCAGAGGCTGCAGTTCAGGGCCACTGGCAACTGAACAACTACGCCGCGACTCTCGCGGAGCAGAACAAGGCGCTTCAGGCACAGCTGGCTGTCTACCATCCAGCAGCCCCGCCACCGGACGACCCGGTTTCGCAGTTGGCGAGAGAAGCTCTGCTGCCCCAGGACACTTTCGTTCAGGCAGTGAGTCGGATTGCTGAGCAGATGGTAGCGAAGCGCTTTGAGCCGATCGAGAAGGCATACGCCGCTCGGGAGGCGATTACGCAGAAGCTGCCTGAATACGAAACCAACCTCAAAACGGTGGACTCGTGGCTGATGACCCAGCCCGATGTCTACCAGGACGTCAAGGCTCTCCAGGACGCCGGCCTGTACAAACAGGCGGGGGTCCTAGCGTACCGGGAGTGGCAGGCGGCCCAGGGAGCTTCGCGCGCGCCGAATCCGCAGGCTAGAGCTGCGGCAGGCATGCCGAACACCCAGGCCCAGGCCAATAGGTCGGGAGGTACTGCGCCCAACCAGGGCAACCTGGAACAGGCGATCGGGTACTCCAAGGCCTATGGCGACCCACGCCCCGCGTACTCAGAGATCTTCAAGGGCTTCCAGTTCTTCGGTGGACCTGACGAGAGCTAGACGTAGGGAGAAGAAGTGGCAACTACCACTGTAGCTACCAACCTCTGGAGTACCTTCGGTGTCCGGTATCCCGGCACGACCGATGCGGGTATTCGAGAGAATGTCCAGGATCAGCTGACCAACATCGACCCAGACGACACGCCAACTGTGTCGATCCTGCCGAAGACGACTGCTGACAACCTGTTCACGACCTGGATGATCGATGCGCTCACGGCTACTTCGACGGCTGCGGCCGCGGAAGGTGCCGAGTTCAGCGCCGATCAGCTGTTTGCGCGTACTCGACTGGACAACTGGATTCAGCGCTTCCGTAAGGACTTTGCGCTGTCCCAGGACCAGATTGAGGTCGCGAAGCGTGGCGGAATGATCGGCGTCCATGATGCTATGGCGCACGAGGCTGGCCGCGCTGGTCGTGAGATCCTGCGCAACATCAACTGCCGTCTCTGGTCCAACTCGGCTGCCACGGCTTCGGCTGCCGGCATTGCCGAAATGAATTATGTGACGGGTGCCCCGGCACCTAGCGCGACGGCGGTGACGTCGATCTCGGCTGGCCAGATGCGCAACCTGCGCTATTTCGGTCAGTACGTACCGTGGACCAACCCTGGTACAACCGAAACGGCGGTCACGGGCGGTGTGACGGTCAACGTCAATGGCGCAATTGCTACTGGCGGACTGTTCGACCTGCACGAGTCGATGTACATGTACGGCATCACGCCAGACACGCTGGTTGTGTCGCCGGGCGTCAAGCGCGACCTGTCGCGCCTGCTCCTGAACGATACGACTCTTGGCCTCGTCCGCAACACGGACGCCGTGAAGGGTGGCGACTACGCTCCTGTGGTCGAGATCATCCGCACGGACTTCGGCAAGATCGCGGTGCTTGTTGACCGCTGGATGCCGCAGGCCTCTGTGACTGGTGCGAACGGCGCCTGGCAGTCGGCGGCCTATGCGCTGATTGACAAGAGCCGAATCCGCCTGGCCTACTGGCGTAACCTCAAGCCCTACAGTCTGCCGCCTTCGGGCGACAACATGCGGGCGTTCATGCTGGCGGCGCTGACCGTCCAGGTGACGCACCCGCGTGCGATTGGTCTGGGCCTTGGCGTCACGACCTAGTCCAGCAAACCCAAGGGAGGGCCCGCAAGGGCCCTCCTGGAGGTCTCATGAAGTTTCATGTTAGCACCCGGGCAGCCGCGGATGTGGGATTTGTGGATGCGGCTGACGCCGGCGCCTGGGCCGAGTGCATTGTAGACCAGCTTGATGCGTCGGCCGACTACAAGAAGTTCATGGAAGAGAATCAAACAGGCCTGGGGGCCAAGAAAGGCTCCACAGGCCATGGTTATTTGGAGGCCGTGATCCCGGCCAAGCTTTGGAAGGTCCTCGAGACCAGAGATCCCGATCTTCTTCAGGACGAGAAGAAGTGGAACGAGCTCAAGGGCACGTTCCCAAGTATGTTCATCAAGCCAAGGAAGGTATTCTTTTGAGCCTGAATGTCCTCTCTACCTGGACCGGCACCTACAACGCCAGCCTCTACTATCGCATCCATCTCCCGATGATGATGATGCTCAAGCACCAGCTGGCCAGCCCGATCCTCTCACTCCCAGAAGCCCAGTTTACCGAGGAAGAGCTGGCAAATGCCTACGAGAACGCCGACATCGGCTGGTTCTACCAGCCTGTCGACATTCCGTTCCAGTCGATGCTCGAGCATACGGCCAAGATGTCAAGTCGCTGGGTAGGTCCAAATGAGTGGGCACCACCCCTCAGCTTGGTGATCGACACCGACGATGATCTGTTTAACATCATGCCGACCAACAAGACTCCCTTCCGCGACATGGGCGCCCGAGTCAATGGTAAGGACCTCGAACCTGGGGCGGTCATTAGTGTCGAGAAGCATGATGGCCAGATCATCGAGATGTGGCGCGACGGCCGGGATGGCTGGGATGTAGCCCGCAACCTCAAGCGCATGGAGCAGTACAAGACCAATCTGGGCCTGGCGAGCCTTGTGACCTGCAGCACTCCGCGGTCTGAAGCCTATGTGCTGCGGGAAGTGCCAAATGCCAACACTATCGTCATTCCCAATTGCTTCAACTTCGAGGAGTACCCGGAGGTTGAGCTAGCCGACCGGAGTCCGAAAGTCCGGATCCTCTGGCAGGGTAGCAATACTCACCTTGAGGACATTGTGCCGTATCGGCACAGCATTGCGAAGATCCTCAAGGCCAACCCAAACGTTGAGCTGTGCATGTGGGGCGAGCCCTACCACTGGCCCGACTGGCCAAAAGACCAGCTCAAGCTCCTCGGCTGGACTGACTACCGCGAGTTTAAGCTCCGGCTGTCGATGATGAATCACGACATCAACCTCTGCTTTCTCCAGGACTATACCTTCGGCAACTCGCGCTCCGCCATCAAGTGGGGCGAGTCCAGCGCAATCTGGAAGCCGGCTGCTACCCTCGCCTCCCGAGTGGGGGCATTCGCGGATGAGTGCATTGATGGCGAGACGGCCCTGCTGTTCGGGAGCACTGAGGAATTCGAGACTAAGCTGCAGGGCCTGATCGATGATTCGGTTCTGCGCAAGACACTGGCCAGCAACGCCAAGGACTGGATCCGGACCAACCGCGATCCACTGAAGTGGACGACCAAGCTGGTCGAGGCATTTGAGGGCGTGCGCAAGTTCAAGAAGATGGCGTGCAAGGCGCCGCCCAAACCGGTGGAGCTCAATGTCCCTATTTCAGCAAAGTAGCCTGTCGTTCGGCGAGGCCAAGATCTGGGTCGCCGAGCAGCACAACAAGCAGACCAGCCCGGACATGCTCGTCCGGGCTGGCCGTGCAATTCAGAGGGCAGTTAAGGACTGGAACCGCTACAAATGGGAGTGGCTGATTACCGAAGGCACCTCCATCACAGTGACTGGCGGGCTCACCAACACCAAGTATCCAGTGCCTTATGACTACCGCGACATGTACAACCTGGTTTTCACGCAGGCTGGCATTCCCAGGGCCCTGGTCCAGGACAACAAGCGTGGCTACGATCGAGTGTCGCCGCAACCCATCGCTAGTGTGTCGACTGGCTACAACCTGATCCGGATTGGCGACTTGGGCAAGTTTGAGCTTCAGGACCCACCCAATGCCGGCGGCACCATCAAACTATTGTACTACCGGCGCATGCATGTACCGTGTGTGGTAACGGGGCGCACGCTTACTGAGTATAATGTCTCGAGCTCAAGTATGCCTGCACGGCTCTACTTGTCGTCTACTGCAGGAATCCAGGTTGGATCCCCAGTTTCAGTTGTGTTTACGCCACCGCCAATTCCGGGAGACCCACCTATACAGCCTGACGATGTGCAGCTTGCAGAAACTGGGACTATAGTAGTTGGTGTCAACGACCAGTATATCGAGATTAGTTCGGATCTAGTTCTTCCTGTAGATGTTGAAGATCCGATTACTTCAGTAGTCAGTGTTGGTGGCGATAACTATCTTCTGGACATTCACACGGACTTTGAATGGGGGCTTCTCGCGCGGGCGTGTGAGCATTTCCTGGCGAGTGTGGGTGCCTCCGAGACCAAGCTCAGTTACTGGATGGCAGCTGCGGCCAAGGGGATCGAGGACGCGCTAGCAGCTCAGGCCGACAAGGATGATCGAGAGCTGTGCTTCGAGCCGTTGCCACACTTTGGATCCTACAACCCGAATAGGATTGTGGAATGAGCGTCACCACCGAGAAATTTGACGGCGGCATCGACACTACCCAGGACCCCGCGCTTCTCGAGCCCGGGGTCCACCAGGCTATCAAGAACCTGATCTACACCCAGGACTCCGACACCCTGATGTCGATGCCAGGCCGCGCCTCCTGGTACGCCATGAGCACCGCAACTGCTCAAGCCTCCATCAAGGGCCTGTTCTCGGCGACCTTCGACAACGGCTCTCAGTTCATCGTCACCAATGACGGTACGACTCGACACGTCATCAACGCTGCCAACCACACCCTGGTGGCCACTGGCTCCTGTGCCAGCGCGACTACCCAGGGCGGTGTCCAGTACGACAACCGCTACTTCACCTATGATGGCAAGGCCGTCCCACAGATGCTGCTTCAGGACGGGACTATGCGGCGGGTCGGCCTGGCGCCCGTGACCGCCCAGATTGGCGGCCTGGCCACTGCAGTTGGGTCGTGGCTGGGACTGGCTACCGGCTACTTCGACTACTGGGTTACTGAGGTCGCCAAGCTCACTGCGACTGCTGAGACTCCCGATCCTGACTCGCCCTATGAGCTTGAGTCGGCCTACACCGCGGATCCGCAGACCATCAAGGTCGCGAACATGACCACGCGGGTTATTGTGCGCCTCCCAACAGAGCTCATGAATCCGGGGGTCTCGACACACTTCCGAGTCTATCGGGCGGGCCCCAAGGCTACTATCGATGCTAAGGAGTTCCCGATCGGCGAGCAAGTTATGGCCGATATTCCAGTCTCGGAGGTCGGCGAGCCCGTATACGATGGCAGCGCAATCTCAGAGCTCTTCAGCCCGAATGCCACCGGAGCGTACTCACCACCTTCGGGGACATGGGCAAGCTGGGTTGACCCAGAGAAAATCTATGGAGCTGGGTACGCAGTACAGGCCACAGCTGCCAGTGGTGGAAATCGCGCCCTCGCAAACTGCGTCAACCTCTACACCTTCCCTAGCCCAACGTTCTCGACTGCAGTCAAGGATCCAGTTGTAGGCCTCAAGTTCGATGTGACTTGGCAGCTACAGCAGAATGTAGCAGTCGCCACTGGAACATACGTCAAGCAGGCTGGGGCCATTCGAGTCCTAGTGACTTTCGACTCCGGAACTACCTGGCATAGTGTAGGTGCGCAGGCTCCAACCAAGCAAACTGCAGTAAATGCTACTGGGGTGTTCACCTATGGTGGCGAGGATTCACTTTGGTCCATGGCAGATCTAGAGGTTGCAGATTTTGCCAACTTCAAGGTGCGTCTTGAAGTCGATGGAGTCACCGGAAGTTCTACTACCAGTTGGGCCGGTAAGATGGCAGTAGACACTGTGACCGCCACCGTGTACTACAACGGCTCGGGGCTGGAGGCCTATCGTCAGTACAACGCCGTGATCATCGAGGCTCTGGGGGTGCAGTCGGCCATCAGTGCCGCAGGAAGCCCTCCACCCTGCAGTACCGCTACAGTCTTCGAGGGGGCCATCGTCTCCAATGACATGGAGCATCCAGCCTGGATCAAGTATAGTCAGGCTGGGGCTGTCGAGTATTGGCCGGAGCTCTACTTCCTGAACTTCGAAACTGACGATCGGGACGAGGTGACCTACCTTGGCACCGTCAACAACAAGCTGATCTGCGGACTCAAGGGCGCCATCTACCGCATCAACTACCTGCCGACCGAGGAGGATGCTGACGGGCGGCGCGGGCTGGCCTACGAGCGTCTGAGCCGCACCCACGGTATCGCCAACGCCAAGTCGGCGTGCACGTTCCAGGGCCCCGATGGCCGCGAGCTTCTGGCCTTCGTCAGCCACAACGGCGTCTTCGCCACTGACGGCTACACCATCACCAAGCTCAACAGCCGCATTAACTGGCGCCGGCTCATGGGCCTTAATTCAGTCTTCACTGGCAGCCTGGCTCTGGTCAACGATCCCGACCTGGGCCTCCTGTGGTTCCACACGTCCGTGGGCGGCACCTACGCCCTGCACTATCAGGGCAAGCTCAGGTGGACTGGTCCCCACAACTTCGGGAATACTAATCAGCCACTCACCTGCGCAATCACAGCCCGGCAGTCTGATGGCAGCTTCATCAGTTACTTGGGCTATACCCTCGGGGCAATTTGGAAGACCGACCAGATCATCTACCTGTCATCCGAATGGAGTGGAACCTGGATCAGGGCCCACGACTATCCGCTTGAGCCGGCCTCAGTGATCACCAGGCGTATCGCGCCGGCCGGCCTCTCGGGCGAGGCGACCCTCAACTACTGCTTGATCTACGGTGGGTTTGTCCCAAGCTACTTTGGCTTCTGGACCTTCCACAGCCACTGGCAGGGTATTGGGGTTCCCTACATCATCGAGCCCTACTCAGCCAACTCCAACTGGACCTACGAAAGTCCAGTTAGGGTTGAGTGCGCTGCCGTCAGCGGGCAGGCTGTCGAGCTCCACTTCGAGAACGAGGATGGCTCGCTGTTGCCGCTGCAGGAGCTCTACCTGAGCTGGCAGGAAGGGCAGCAGGAGGGCAACCTTGCGTAGTTACCACGGCATCAGCCCCAGCACCATCAAGGACTGGGACACCCGCCGGGAGCTCATGACCATGGACCAGGCCATCCACGGCCTGGTCTCCTCCCTCAAGAAGCTCCAAGACACCACCGTCAAGACTCCAGAGAGCACGGCCCTCTCGGTTGGTAGTCCGCCCCCCGTCGCCACCTCCCGAGTCGCCATCGAGGCCACCTCAAGTCAGGGCGAAATTGGGCCTTCTGCTGTGGTATCATTAGGGTATGAAGCCGAAGGACTCACAGCTGCACTACCTGATACTGCCATGGGGCTGGTCCAGCCTGGCCTCTACCGGCTCAACATCTATGTGGTCATGTGGGGCGGCGGTACTGGCACCTTTACTGTCCGTGGAAACTGGGAAGATGGGACTACTCCTGGTGCCTACTTCGACCTTGGGAGTGCACCTGCCAATACCGGTACTCCTATCATGATCTCGGTCCCTGTAAAGCTCGCGTCTGGTGATATCCAGATCAACACAACTTGTACAGGTACCTACCCCACCACCTATTCAATCTTCGTGAAAGTGGAGAACCTCTAATGTACGGAATGCCGAACTGGTACGACCAGCTCCGGATGATGAGTGGGTACGGCGGCGCCATGAGCGGCGCCCCTCCAGGACAAGACACTCCACAGGGTGGGCCGCAGGCCGGCTACATGAGCCCATCTGACAAGGGAATGAATATTGGCGGAGCTGCCAGTGATCTAGCTATGCTGCTTGCTAGTGGAGGCGGCATGGACGGCCTCATGAAGCAGTCTCCCGGTATGCTCATGAAGCTTATGGGCATGGGCGGTGGCATCCCTGGCATGCTGGCGATGTCGCTCCTGCCGGCTGGCATCAGCGCCTTCATGGGCAACCCGATGGAGCAGCGCCGTCGGGAGGCTATGCAGGCCATCAGCCCCGAGGCCATCCAGAAGGCCACCCAGGAAAACGTCAAGCGCATCATGAACTCTCAGGGCTTTCACATGGCCAACCGCATGGCGATGATGGGTGGACAGGGCGCCATGAACCAGATGAGCGCTGGTCTCGCCAAGAACGGCATGGGGCACTCGGGCATTGGCTCGGTGGTCCCAGGCCTCGGCTCGATGGCCATCACTCAGCAGCGCGGCGGCTTCAATACACAAGCTGAGCTTCAGGGTCACGACGATGCCACCAAGGAAGGCTACATGAAGTTCCAGACCCTCATGGGCTACGCACCACCGCCCAGCCGCACCCAGAGCCTGTTGGCTGGCGGGTTTAATGCCATGGGCCCGTTTATGGGGCAGGCACTGCAGCGGCGCTACCAGCCCCAGCAGTGGGGGATCAGCTAATGGCGCTTAATGCTACAGACATTTGGGTGAACCAACTTCGGGCATTGCAAGTTCCCGGGGCGCGGCGTGGAGACGCACTGCACCCCTACATTCTTCCAGACACTCCAGTAGTACAGCCTCCTGGGGTGCATACGCAACCTGAGAGCTTGTTTTCATGGCCAGCATGGTTGCAGCCTACACCAGCTATCGACCGAATCAGTAATCAAGCCAAGCCAGTAGCACCTAGTACTGGTGGTGGAGCAATGATTAGTGGGCGGGGGCCACTTGGCTCGATCCACACCATGGACCTGCACAAGCTCCCGCGAGCACTCCAGCGCCAGCTGATCGAAGAGGAGGCCCGCAGGAATCAGGAGATGATGGCGCAGGATGCTGCTGCTAGTCAGCAGGCCCAGGCGCAGAGCCAGCAGGCCCAGGGGGCTCTCCAGACTGCGCAGCAGGAGCCGACTCCAACCATGAATCCGCAGGCTGCGTTTGCGGAGCGCATGTTTGGGGGCATCAGCCAGGCTCTGGACCCACGGATGGGCGGCGCCCAGATCGCCGAGAACGACATTCAGCAGACCAATCAGGACATGAAGCAGAAGCAGCTTCAGCGTCTGACCATCATGGAGGCCCAAGCCACCAGGCTGGCCGATCGCTATGAGCGCTTGAATCAGCTCGAGACCGCCCATAAGTGGATGACCAAGTCCGAGGAGATCGCAAGTCGGCGTCAGCAGATTGAAAACGAGTCCCAGTGGAGCGATCAGGACCGCCAGGCTGCGGCCCAGGCACAGCAACTGGATATTCAGCGCCGAACCTACGCAGACTCCCAGGACGAACGCAAGTACTCGCGCCATGAGGCTGAAGTCAAGTTTGAGGTCGAGAAGACTGCAAAGTTGCTGGACACCCTCACCAACACCATGAATGGCCTGAAGGATGGCAAGAAGCAGGTACCGCCAATGCACGCAGCGCGGTACAAGGCGCTAAGTGCTGCGTATGACAAGGCACTGGCGCACTTCAACACGCTGTCGTTGCGCCAGTCAGATGGCATGGACCAGTTCCGACAGGCCCGTCAGCGCGGTGTTCCGCTAGAACGTGCGCTGAAGTTTGCCGAGACACCAGAAGAGGCCGACCAGATCAGGCGGGTGTACAGTGAAGCCGGGAATTGAAGCACTAGGCCTTGAGCCTAGTGGAGCCCAGCCCCGCCAAATGTCGCTAGCCCTCCCCCCAGAAGAATTGGGGGGAGAGACTGGCTTCATGCAGGGTGGCTTGGTCAGCAAGGGTTTCGACCTGATCTCGTCCCCGCAGTACATGGCGGCCGGTGCGATAGACGCGCTGACGGCTGGACAGAATCCCTTCGAGGGCATGGCCAAGGGCCTGGCCAACCGGACTACCTATGGCAAGGTGCTCGAGCACCACGGGATGACGGGGGCCCTGGCCAAAACGGCTGGGGTCATCGCTGACATCGTGCTTGATCCAACCTGGCTCCTGGCCGCTCCGATCGCTGGTGCCGCCAAGGCCAGCAGCCTTGCCCGCCTGACTGGGAAGGGCGTGGCTGCAGTCGCCGAGAAGCTTCCATCGGTCAAGACCTTCCTGAATGATGTCAGCCTGGCAGACGGCCTTGGGGCCGCCATGCATGCCGGCGACAGCGCAATCCAGCTGGCGGCCATGGAGAAGGTTGCCGCCCGAGACGCCTACAAGACCACCCTGATCAAGATGTCCGGTATCAACGATGCCAAGCTTGTAGAGCAGGCCGCTACCGAAGCTGGCCGCCGAGCCGCAGTCCTCACCAGGCGCCAGCTGACCCAGGGCCTGGCCGGTGGTTGGGCCCAGGTCTCGCACGGCGAGCGCATGACCAGGATCGGGCATGCGATGGCTATGCGCGACATTGGCCTTCAGACTGCCCATGGGGCGGCCGACACTGGAGTGTGGGCCGGCCTCTACAAGACCTTCGTCAATACGACTGCTCGGGCGCTGGGGGATGCGGGCCGGTACACGCCGCAGGGCGAAGTCATCGCGTCCCTTATGGGCAAACGCGGTAACCTGGAGCAGCAGCTCCGGGGTGCCTACCTGAGCCACGCCCAGACTGCCATCCTCCCCCTGATCAAGAAGCTGGGAGCCGAAGACGTGGCGGCCCTGGGCGCCCACCTGAACGGGCTGCACCCACTGAACCTGGCAGACCCCTCCCTGGGCCCCGACCTTCGGAACGTGCTGACGGTGATTCGCGAGAGCCAGACCACCATCGGCAAGGACATCGCCGATCTGGGCATCGAGGCCGTCCACATGCAGGGCACCGCTGCGTTGGCCAATGTGGCCGCCCCGCACTTGCCAGTAGTTGGGGAGATCTTCAGGGAGCTGGCGGCCGGCAACCATAATGCGATTCCGGTGCTCATGCAGCAGCTGCCCGAGGAAGCCCAGAAGCAGGTTAGCCGGGCCCTCAATCTCCTGAACCAGAGCAACTCCCAGTGGAAGCACGTCCGGATGGAGATCGTCGACCATCCGGGCGCCAGCGGCGTGCCCGTCCTGGTGACCGTGGCCAGCGAGAACATGGTCAAGTTCTTCCCAGTCCTCAATCAGGTTGGGCGGAAGACCATGATCGACGCCGGCAAGCAGGGCAAAGCTCGCGAGCTCCTGATTGAGTCCATGCGCAAGGCCAACCCCGGCGTGCCCGAGCACGCGCTGGTAAACTCGCTGGAAGTCCTGGTCGGCAAGGGCGACACACCGGTAGGGGACCTCCGTCGGATGCTGCACTCCGACATCGGCTGGCTGATCGATCACCACCCTGAGTGGATCGAGACCGATCCCACCAAGATCCTCGAGCACATGTACGCGGGGGCCTCGACTACTTTGGCACACGCTGCGGTATTTGGCGGCGACATGGCCGTTGAGAAGGGCCTGATGGCCGGTGCCCGGACCGCCGCCCGCGGCAACAAGACTGCTGAGGCTGGGGTTGCGGAAATGCAGCGGATCCTGGACGCCTCCAAGGGAATCTATGGCGATGGCGCCGGCCTGGACAAGGTCGTCCGGTACATCAACAACATCACCTCGGGGGTCATGCTGGGCCCCAGGACTAGTGTCCTGCAGTTCATGCAGGCCAGCAACCCGATCGCCGCCTTTGGATTCACCAACACCGCCGCCGCCGCCCGAGAGGTCCTTACGAACCCAGCTGCCCGTGAGCGGGTGCTCCGAGTGGGTGGGCTGGATCCGGTGCGCCGGATTATGGCTGAGGGTGGTATCGACACTGGGTCGATTGCTGGCGGCATTATCAAGATGTCAGGCATCCCCGCGGCGGACGAGCATATGCGCGTGCTGTCAGGGATTGCTGGCGGGCTCAAGGCCCAGGAGTTGGTGGAGAAGGCTGCTAAGATTGGTGTTGTCAGGCTGCAGTCGCCAATGGGCAAGCAGCTGATGAAGGACGCAGAGGCCTTTGGAATCCACCTGCCTGAAGTCCTCATGCAGGGTGGGGGCCGCCTGACTGATGCCCAGCTGGATAAGGCCATCATGAGGGCCGCCAACATGACCCAGTTCACTGGGCGTGTCGAGGCCCTTCCGATGTCTATGAACTCACTGGGCGGCAGGTTCTTCCTGCGCTTCAAGGCCTTTACCATGCAGCAGGCCGAATTCTTGGGCTCCCAGATCATTGATCCGATCAAGGCCGGCCAGATCCACACTGGCTTGGGACGAGCTGCCAGGTACGCACTGGCGTATGGGGTGACCTATGACCGGTTGAGTCCGCTGCTCGAGCGCATGAAGATGACTCCAACTCCGGAGCAGGAGGACCTTGCCACCCTGAAGAAGATGCTGATGACGGGCGCCATGGGTCTGTGGGGCGATAGCGCCATGACCCTGATGTCTGGGGACCAGCGCCAGGCTGAAAGTCTGCTGGCCGGCCCGAACGTGTCACTACTGGCAAACGCGATCAACACGCCAATTGGCTATGTCAAGCGCGGCGCCGAAACCGGTGAATGGAATCCGATGAAGGGGCCGCTCCGACCAATGATTCCGTCCATTGTCAAACAGCCGCTTGCCATGGTCATGAAGGATGACTAAGGGCCTTAGCCAGTGGTTTAGCCAGGGCAGCATCGCTCCAGGTGTGGTACTATCCATCTTGATCAACGTAGGGGGGATTGCCTTTCTTCATGGTACAATTGTCGCGAGGCTTGAAGCCATCGATCGGCGGACCACGCGCCTCGAAACCCAGCAAGATGCCTTCCTCAAGGAGTTCTATGAGCGTCGTCAAGTCTCTCCTTTCCAAACTAGCCTCCCCTCTAACCAAACCAACCGGAGCCCTTATGAACCTCCTCCTGCAGAGCGTAGCAAAGAAGTTTCTTTCGTCCTTCCTGAAGGCCCTAATCGCGCTCGTCGTGGCAGTGGCAGCGGCGATTGGCGGGCTTGACCCAGTTGCCATCGTCCACCAGGCTGGTGCCCAGGTTCCGGACCAGTGGGTCCTTGGCCTCTGGGGCCTCCTTGTGGCCCTCCTGACGGCCTGTGTGTCGGCCCTCAAACGCCTGGCGACCTTCGATCCTAGCAAGGCTAAGTGAAGTTCCCAGATCCAAGCAAGCCCCTGAGAGAGCAGGACCCTGAGGTCCTGCTCTCCATCCTGGTTTGGGGCGAGGCCCGCGGCGAGGGCCCCGAAGGCAAGGCCGCCGTAGCACACTGTGTCTTGAACCGGGTCAAGCTGAAGAAGAGCTCCATCGCCCGAGAGGCCTTGAGGCCGTGGGCGTTCAGCTGTTTTAACAAGCGTAAGGAACAAGGTGGCCAAGACGTCAACAAGCTTTTACGCCCCGTAGAGGCAGAAGGCCTCGGTTCGTGGGCTACCTGTTGGCGCGCTGCTTCAGAGGCACTAGCTGGACAGTCTGCAGACCCGACAGGTGGTGCTACGCACTACTGTACGAGGAAGCTCTGGCTGTGCGCTGCGGTGGCTGGCCACCCCAAGTGGCATGATCTGGCAGAGGTTGCCAGTGGCAGGACCAAGAAGACCGCGGTCATTGGTGGACATGTGTTCGCGACAACTCCCTTTTAGGAGCCCCATGAAATCTTTCATCTGCACAGTCCTGGTCTTGCTGGCCGTGCTTGTGGCTAGTCCAGCTGCAAGCACCAACTACCATCCAGTAAATTGGGTGGAGCTGGCTGGATACGCAACGGCTGCGTTGCCTGGTGACACCATCTTCATTGAAGGCAACAACAGTTACAACGGGACATTGGCCCCAGCTGCAGGCAACACGCTCCAGCCAATTGTGTTTATCGGTGGGGACCTAAACAATCCTAGTGCGACGGAAATTACTGATCTCACTCCGAACAGCCACAATCGCTTTTATGGCATTCAATTTACTAGTGGTGTAGATCTCGGCAGCAACAAACGCCGAATCGTACTTGACCATTGTATTTTGTATGGTGGACTTGATTACAAGGATGCCGATTCCAGTTCCGTACGTTGGTGCACCATTGGTGGTACTGACTTTTCAGTCAACCATGGTGCAGGTAATATTGCCCAGTCTGATACTCTGGAGTCTTCGACCTTTAGTAGTTTGAATGCTACTGGATGGTATCCAATTCTCTATGGCATTACAGACTCTGGGATTGGCTATGTTGATAAGTTTGTACGGCGCTTTAATGTTTTTAACATCAGCCAGGGCGGCTCGACCGCCTATACTCCTGTCAAGCACTTCAAGACCAGTAACCTACTGTCGTATGGCAACAAGTTCATCATCACGAGCACGGCCACTGGAGTTGGCTCTAAAGAAGGCGACTTCGGTATGGTCTTTCGTGATTCAAGCTACAATTTGACCATGCGCCGAGACACCCTCTTTTTTAACAACGAGGGGGCCACCATCAGCACTTACGGCCTTCTCTATAGCTCGGGTATGGGGGGTGCGTATGCAACTAGCTTGACTGGCCATAGCATTGATTCATGCTATGTCCGGGTTTTTCGCGGGGATGCTGTGTACCTGGCTGCCCAGGCAACTAACCTCAAGATGCGGTACAATGTCTTTCGTAGTCGACTGGGCACTGCGCTTCTGTTGGGCAGCGCATTCCAGGGTTCGAGCAATGATCCCTACATCCATCACAATACGCTCCTTGGCTCGCGTGCCTTGCACTATGGCGAGCTAGCTAATACTGGCGGGCGTGTTAGCAACAACATCTTGTGGGGTACCAGCTCTGCAACCTGTGCTGAAGGTACTGCAGTTGCAGCCTGTAGCAACGAAATTCCTGTGGCGATCTCGGACAGTAACTTCGTCTACTCAACCACAGGCGATTCGACCAGAAGCTTCTACTACACTGGGGGCTGCCTGGCCCCTCGGGCGGGGGCGTGGGCAGCAAGGCCTAACGATACGCATAGCTACTGGGGCGATCCGCACTTTGCGGACTCGAGCTGGGCAAACCTGGATCCGACTCCGCCGGCTGGGAACTTCGCTAGGACCAGTAATTTCACTCTGAACTTTGCGGGCGCCCGCAACGCCAGTAATTCAGTCATTGCACTTTCAGCTTTTCGTGCAGACGTCAAAGATTACACTGCCGGTTTGTCACTGACTTTGGCCAACGACAGTGATTCTACTGCAACTGTAAGTGGATTTTATGATGTCGCCTATAGCGACAGTATGCCAGCTTGGGTACGGCTGCCCGGGCAAAACAAGTGGTACACAAGTCTGTTCGGCTTGACTCCTGGTGGTACCTACAATCTGCGCGTCGTTGCTAGCCGGGCCGGGACCACAATTACGTTTGACACGACCATTACGACTCGCCAGGCACAGTGGTGGACCTCAACGGGTTACGGGCCTGATGTGATTCACGTTGCGCCGCTGGGCCACGACACCACCGGCACAGGCAGCTACGACCTGCCGTATCGAACCATTAATCGCGCGTGGTACGTGCTTACGCACCGGCAGAATTACGGGCGTGGCGGCATCATCTGGTTGCATGGCGGGACGTACTACAGTACTGGCTACCTGAGCGGCGGTTATGCCACTCCTGACAGCATGTACTCCATCATGGCGTGGCCAGGCGAGACCCCCATAATTGATGGTGCCGACGAGCGGTACCTAACTGGAAGCGCCCTAACATGGACACAGATTGGTGCGACTGGTGTGTGGAAGGCCTACTGTGCTGCGATGGATTCAGTCGCAGGTGTCTGGACCAATGACATGTTGGCGCTCAAGGCCAGCACTCCAACAGAACTGCACGCTCTTGCAGGAACCTCAGTTGGTGGAAGCTGGACAAACGAGAATATGTGGTATACAAATGGGATGGACTCCCTCTATATACACTCGCTTAGTGGAAGCAGTCCTAGCCCCTTTATGCTGCGCCTACTCTATCGTCAAAAGCTCCTAGTGGTATACACTCCATATGTCCGTGTTTCTGGTATTACGTTCACCCATGCTGGTGGAGCTAATCCATTTGCGCTCCAGATCGGTACTGGTGCCGGAGCATACCGCGCTAACGGTGCTGTGGTAGACCACTGTACCTTTGTGGACAATGGTAAGCAAGGCCTCTACAGCCACACTGGGGCAGACCTAAACGCCGACTCTGTTGTAGTGGCAGATTGTAATTTCTACATCACCGATGGACAAGGCGCGAACCTTGGTTATAACGCCACCAAGGGCCATGCCGAAGAAAACATCGTTGGACTTTCTGCTGCCGGAGCTAGTTGGCTGATCACGAATAACACGTTCACTGGCTTCGTAAACGCGGTTGGCTTCGGTGAAATTGTCTCGGGCGATTCCATCTCTACCAGCGGCGATGACCTCGACCTCCGCGACAATACCATCACCAACACAGCAGATGACGGCCTCGAACTGGATTACTCTCGCGGGCACAATGCTAAGGTCTACCGCAACGTGTTTAGTGGTGCTGCTCGCGGAATCAGTATGGCGCCATGCTATGAGGGGCCAATGTGGATCCTGTTCAACAAGATCAGCAATCCAGGTTGGGAAGCTGGGCAAGATGGTGTAGCCTTTAAGTTTGGTACGGGCGAAGCGGGACACAGCCGAGCTTGGGCACTTATCGCCAACAACACTGTCTGGACCGACTCGCTCAAGAATGCGAGCAGCGTCGGCGAGGCGGGCAGCTTCCAGAACAAGCACTTCAGGAACAACATCTTCGTCGGTAAAGACACTTGGCTGCCGATTCGTAACACCGGCTCAGCGACCTGCAACGTCAATGGCACAGACTTCAACTACAATCTGCTGTGGACGTGGGGCGGCGGCGAGTCTGTCGCGGACTGGCAGGGCATCAGCCGCCTTATGGAAGCGTGGCAGGACGACGCCGGTTTTGACCACAACGGCCTACAGGCCAATCCCCAATTTACCGACCTCGCCCCGAGCCTGCTAAAATCCCGAGGCGGCAAAGACCTCGGTATGCGGATTACGGGCATCAGTGGTAAGCTCATCCCGTTGAATGGCCTGCCAGACATTGGGGCAAGTGAATACAGTTCACCAGCAGTATCGGCACGACGGCGCCACTGGCTGTCCGTTTGGCTCGGCATCCTCAAGAGGAGTTTCTAATGTCCCACGCGCACACTTCGATTGTTAAAGTCTTCACCAGTGATGGTACTGCCCAGAACAATTGGGCAGCTCTCCAACTCACTGGAGTACCGGATAATGTGCTTCCAAACAAGTCCACCATTTGTGTAGTTGACGGGGTGACACTGCTGCGCGGTAACACTTCTGGCGCCAGTGAAAATGTCAAGCTCATGATCCAGAGTCAGTCCGGCAAATATGTATGGGCTGGGGGCATCACCATTCCAGATGGTGAATACGGTACTATCGATAAAGAGTTTGTAGGTGGCTTGCCCTTGTGGGCTCCAGTAGCCGAGACTGGGTCAACCACCAATGACCCCAAGAATGTGTTTGCTAGTTCTGGTGGTGTGTATTTGTCATCTACTACTCCAGCATCTGCCTACTGGGGGAGTGTTGAAGTTCGCGTCAATAACAGTGCACTAGTGCCTGATCTGAGTGGCGAAGACTGCCTCAGTGTGCGCTACCACTTCGAACCGACCAGCCTCCGGAGGAGCTAATGGGACTGACTTTGCCCTATGGGCATACGAACTTGCTTGTTGCTGCATTGCTGCTGGGCGAAGCCGCCCTCCTTGTGGAGGGCCCCGAGCCTACTGACACCGAGCTCCAGGTCTGCGATCTCCTGGTCAAAAAGGCCAAGGAGCAGCTCGGCGGCTAGGCTAGAGAAGCACAAAAGGCCCCCTCCATTTGGAGGGGGCCTTTGTGTTGTGCCGAGTCCAGTATCGGGTTGTACCCTGGCTCTGGACATTTGACTGTTTATCAGGTCAGCCGTTCTCCAATTTGAACTATCGGCACAAATTGCCCGCACTAGGCTTCTCTTGGCTCGTGGCCGATCGGACCACTTACGTCAACCGCAGCAATGGGGCCGCAGTTCTAGTGCGGATGTTGGCGGGGAAGACAGGGATCGAACCTGCGTCGTCCTGCTCCCAAAGCAGGTGCCTGGCCCCTAGGCTACTTCCCCGTTGGCGACCAGTACCGCCTATACGCAGCAAAAGTTGCAGCTGCTATACGTTGTTGGCGCCGTCGACTTCTGGCTCCTCGGGGGGGGGGGCAGGGAGCCGAGGATATTAAGGATCTCGCGGTAGTGGTTGATGGAGGTTTCGCGTATGTACTCGAGAGGCTGCAGCCGCCTGGGCAATTCGGATCCCGGACTCGAGGTCGGCGACTGTGCCGTACAAGAGGTATTGATTGAACCAGACGAGGAGCTCCATTCGTCGGTTCCACCAGGCATCGCGGGCCTCCTTAGGCTGGTCGTCCAGGGTCATCGTTCGGGAACCCACTTTCCGTCCTTGTAGATTACTTGCTTGCTACCGTCCCGGCCCCAGATGAACCAGGTGTGTCCAGACTCACCATGTTGAGGGCACGCTGGAGGGCGCGCAGTAGCGGGGAAAGGGATTATCGTGCACTTGCAGTGGTCCATGGGGCTAGTTCTCCCCAGCTCGAGCGGCTGGTCTTGGGGGTGATCGGGCAGCGGAAGCCTGGGGCCACCTGATCGAAGGGCTGGGTCATGATGTCGGTGAGGGCCTGGACTGCCTGCGCCTCAGCCTCGATGGGAACCTCCCAGAGGACGTCATCGTGGACCATCAGTAGGATGTCTCCGCCAAGGCCGCGCGCGGCATCTTGGTGCTGCTTGAGGGTGTGCCACATCATCATGGCCCCAGAAGACTGGATGTGGGTGGCCATGGCCGCGGGGGCCGGGAACGTCAGCTGCGGAAAGTATCGCCGGAGCCCAAATCCATTTTCGACGTATCGTTTGTTGCGGGCGAGGTCGATGACGGAGGCGCGGAAGCCGGCGGCGATTCGGTATTCTCGATCGAAGGAGTCGAGGAGAGCCTGGCACTGGGCGATGGGGACGTGGATTCCCTTGCCCTTGAAGGTGAAGTGGAGGGTGCGAGCGCCGGCGAGGTAGCTCCACCCATAGAACGCATTCTTGGCCAGCGTCTTCGTGATGCCCAGCTTGGCGGCATTGACGTCGTGAATTCCGTTATTGCAGGCCTCCATGAGGGCGCCATCGCCCGAGTAGCCGGCCAGGAGGCGGGCCTCGAGCTGGGAATAGTCGCCGCCGACGAAGCAGTGCCCGTCCCTGGGCACGTACATTCGTCGGGCGGTCTCGGGCTGATTCTGGAGGTTGGGTTCTTTGGCCGTCGGGCGCCAGGTTCCAGCCAGGCCTTTGCCCAGGCCGTCTTCGTCCTTGAAGGCGGGGGTAAAGTTGGGATGGACTGCGCCGTCGGGACCAACCGCCACCTTCGCGTAGGTCGAGATGTCCTTAAGGACGCCCTTGTACTCGAGGAGTAAGTCGATCAGCCCGGAGTGGGATGGGTTGAGGTCTTTGAGCTGCTGCATGGCTTGTTTATCGGTAGTCTCAGCGCCATACTTGTTGTAGGGCATGTCCATGCCGAGCTTGGCAAAGAGCTTCTTTAGTTGCGGGGGACTAGAAGGATTGCATCCACCCGAAGCTTCGTACCATCGGGCCCCAAGAACCATCGCCTGGCGATCCAGCTCTCGCAGCCAGCTGCTGCGACGATCGGTGTCCAGCTTGAGTCCTCGCTGTCCCATCTCGATGAGAACAGGGAGCCCCACCATGAGCACGTTATTGAAAAGGGATAGTTGGCCGGTCTCGGTGAGCAGGGATTCTTCGACTTGCCAGAGTTCGTATTCGCGGATGGCGTCGAGGGCATTGTACTTGGCAGGGGCGGACTCGGATTCGTGCTTCCAACGGTGGCAATCCAGGTATAGTGAGGCGGCAGCGTTGAGTCCCTTTTTGAGGTCTGGTTGGAGGAGGGCGGCTGCGAACATGGTGTCGCGGAGCGGCCCACGAACGGGAGCTCCAGCTGCTGCCAGGCGGGGGACGTCGAAGCCGGCGTTGTGAATGATGACCGGACGTTCAGGGGATTCCAGGGATACTCGGACTGCGCCGCGGGAAGTGGAGTTCCAGGGTGCTGACCAGGCAGTGGAATGATCGGCAAGTCCCACTCGGACGATGTCGGAGAAGTCGGCGGTTGCTCCGCCGGTTTCGATGTCGACGGCGAGTGGGGCCGCAGGAGAATCTCCAACCAGGACCACAGGCCGCTCATCATAAGAAATCCGGCTAGGATGTAGAGTGCGATCGAGAGCACGTTTGACACGTTCCAGGTCTCCAGCGAGAAGGGGCATGGTGGCACCGCCAGAGCGGATTACTCCGGCTGGGTGCAAGGTAGGCAGGATCAGGTCAATGGCCCCGAGGGGTGCCTGAGTCGTCTCTGCTACCCGCACCCAGCGCGGATCACCGGCCTTGCGGCCCTTGGACTTGTTGGCGTTTTTGTAGGGGGTGTTTACGAGCTTATGGCGCTCGAGGGGCTGGCACTCGTCGGGTCCGATGAGGTAGCCGCGCCAGGAGTCGATACCACCAGAGAGTCCAGTGACTCGATAGAGTGCAGCGCCTCCAAGTAGGACTGCCGTAGTTCCGCGGAACTCTGCAAGCGCTTCATCGAAGCGGTCCCACCATAGATCAAACTGTTCTTTTGTAGGGTTACCATCTTTGCCGTCGGGCCAATCGCCGATGGTGTTAAGGATGTAGCAGTCGGAGCGATCGATGCCGGCGCGCTTGGCGAGGGCCCAGAAGAGCTTGCCGGCGGCTCCCACAAACGGTCTGCCGGCCACAAGTTCTTCCCGCCCAGGAGCCATGCCCACAACAAGGAGAGGAGATTCAGGAGATCCGTCCTTCCAGCAACTCAAGGGGGGTTTTTCCTTGGGGGTTGTACTTCGAACGATAGACTTTCTTGCCGGCCTCCCAGCGCTGGCGGAGGGTCGCCAGGGCTCGGCGGCGCCGTTGGCGCGCTGAGCGGGGAGGCCGGGCTGGGGAGGGCTGTGGCTTACAGAGCTTGCAGGCTCTGGAGAATCCATCGCCCCTGTTACGCAGCTGGTAGAAGTCGGAGGTTGGCTTGAGTTGGTCGCAGAGTGGACAGAGCTTTAGCGCCAGAGGCCCCGAGGAATCGTCTCCCGCCAGTACCGCTGACGTAGGTCGGATGCCCATTGGAGTCTCCCAGATTCATCGTAAATGAGGTAGTCCCAGAATTCCCGGCCGTGCGCCCACCAGTAGTGGGTGGTTGCCAGGGCCTCCTTGTTGGAGGCCTCTCGGGCGGGGCGGGGTGCTTCGAGGATCAGGATGCTCCGCCGACAGTCGTTGCAGACGAGGAGGTCCGGAGCCGCAGGGCTGAAGATGTTGGTGCAGCCGGGGGTTGCACAGGCCTTACGGATGGACACTATGGCGATCCTCTACGCACCGGGACATTCGGCGTCTAAGGCGATTGAGCGCAGAAACCGGGATATGGTCGCGGCAGCCTTTGGCGAAGTTAAGGCTTTCAGCAAGGAGTTGAATGTTTCCTCGGATGTATCCTTGACGAGCATCAATGCGGTCGAGCGTGAGTCGCTCGCCGATTTTGCGTAGGGCATGGAGAGAATAGCCTGATGCAGCGCAGACGCTTCGGCGCGAATGAGCGGCTGCCAGGAAATCAGCGACCAGTCCCGGATCTCCCGGAATGCCGCGATTGAGTCCGACTTCTTGGCTACGACATGTAAGACACCGGCGCGCGGTGGCAGGGAAAGGTCGAACCGAGCGGCGGCATCGGCTGCATCGGCCTGGAGGAGTACGTGCGCGATAAGCTCGGCATACCGCGGCATGGAGGGTTCGGTGCTCATGGCACCACCGATGGTCCGGGCTCGCCGGGCGCGGGCATTGCCAACTGCCCGCCCGCCGGGAGCAGCGCGGCGGCGAGGGAGGCTCGCTGGATGGCATCATCTGCCTCGAGCGCCTGGAGGACGAGCTGCGTGATGGCGGCATGGGCTTCGGGGCTGAGGGGGATTTCCCTGCCATAGATCCGGGCCTTCGCGTCGAACAGGTCGATTGAGGCGGGAGAAGCAGGAGGTGTAGGCGCCACCGGCTCAACCACGGGAGCGGAGGGGGTCCGTGGGAGCATCAGCTGCTGGGTCAGGGCGGCTGTCGGTGGCGCGCTACGAGGGGGTGGAGGCTCGTCGCCGGGATCGGAGGGATGATTGACGGGATCGTGGAGCGGTGGCACCCAGTCTCCCAGGAGGGAGTGCATGGGGGCGGGTGCTAGACGTTCGATACCGGGCATTGAGACTCCTAAGGTGTGTGCGTTATTGGAGAGGGGATCAGTATGCGCACCCCACTGATGCAGCTATCTAATCCGGGCGTCCCCAGAATTGCTCTTCTTCGCGGAGGAGCTAGCTAGCTGCCGAAGTTGCTAGGCCGGCAGGAACATGTCGACTTCACATGCCTTGACGTCTTCGCCAGCCTTCTGGTACTCGTACTTGCGGATGATACCGCGTACGCGCATACCAGCCAGCTGCATGAGGCCGGTGGAATCCGGCTTCAGGGCCTCTTCGAGATCGACACCCTCGGGATCAAGGCCGCAGGCCTTCAGCAGGCCGGACATGACCGCCACTCGGCGGTTGTTCAGGCCGTACATACGGTCTGCGGGGTTCTTGAGGGAGTCCAGGTCGAGGTAGGCGTTGTGGTAGTGGAGCTTCCGGGCGTTGGTCGAGTAGCCGCCGTCTTCGGGGCCCTGGACTTCGAGGACCAGCTTGGCGACTTCGGCGTTGACACCCGGACGAGGGGTTTTGGGCTTGCCGTAGTCGCTGGAGCGGATCACGAAGAGCTCCTCCCAGACTCCGAGACCTGGCTTCTTACCCTCCTTGAAGGTGGGGTTTTCAGCCGGGTCCGGCGCCTTGAGAGTGTTGTCCAGGGAGTCAGCTGCGGCGTCCAGAGTCTGCTTGTTGAGGATCAATCCCATTAGCTGAGCTCCACGCCGGCCACGTTCGAACCTTCCGAAGTGGAGTAGTTGAAGCCATACTCGATGAGGCGCTTGTAGACTTCGAGGGATGCGCCTGGAACCTTGTAGGTCTTGCCGGCGAAGTCGCCGCCGTTGAGGCGCGCGATTTCCTGGAGGGCCTCGACGGCTTCGAGGCTCGAGGGGCGGGTAATGTTGGTACCGCGACGAACCTCGACTTCAACGGTGCGGGTCGGGCGGTTTTCGAGGCGGCGGATCATGTACGTCTGGGAAACCATCTTGTTGCTCCTTCGTTTGGTGGGAGTTGTGCTGCGGGGGGTGAAATTGGATTAGCTGATTCCGAAGAATTCGTCCTGGCTGACGTTGTCGGGCGCGATGCTGGAGATGACTTTCTTGAACTCGAACTCGATCCAAGCCTCGCCACTACCCAGGCTGGCGATCTCACTGTCATCGGGCTTGAAGAAGGTGGCGTAGTCGATCTCACAGGGCTGGGACTTCATGGGGCCGTCGTCAGCAGTCCAGTGTTCGGGGCCCAGGACCTTGACGTAGATCTTACCCTTGGCCGCGTCCGCCGACTCCTTGACGAGCTTGACGAAGTCGAACTTGAGCTTGGACTTCTTGGGCTTGGCGACCTTCTTGGTTACCTTCTTGGTGGACTTCTTCACTTGACCTCCTGTGCGGCGGCCAGAGCCTGCCACACATTGATGGGGTCCGGATTCACCGGAATTTCCGGGATCGGATTGATAGGGACTGGAGCCCGGAACTTGGCCTGCCAGATTCCCTGGGTAGTAGTGGAGACTACTCGCTCCATCTCAAGCTTGGCACCGATGACGGTGCGGGGCTTGGGACGCTGGTGAACACGGAGGACCGTGTTGTAGTAGTTGGACATCAGTCGGACGGCCGCGCGACCGACGCCAGCAGGGCCCCCAATACTCTCTCCACGTCGGCCTTCGTCAGGATGGACTTCCTGCTCGTGACAGGCGACGATAGAGTGAAACGGAGCAGCTTGTTGGGAGCGCATAAGTTCGTCGAGTAGTCTTCCTGCAGCCATATAGTCTCCCTGCATTGGCAGACTATGAGTGCGACTGATTCGGATATTCTTGTCGCTAAATTTGCCCGAGTCCGCAAGCTGGCCGAGCATCGCTCGCAATGCCACTGTGAGGGTGTCCGTGATGATGGTTTTGTAGCCTTCATCGACCACCCACTTGCAGTCGCCAGTGCCGGAGTATAGGCTGTTAAGCTGCTCGAAAATGTCTTTCTTGTAGTCAAGTTCGACTACCTCCAGGTGCTTACGGTCTTCAGACAGGACACTGCCGAGCCGCGCTCCTTCGGGATCCGCTGCAAGGTAGACGACTTTGCCATCGGGGTTGCAGAAGAAGTCTGGATTGGAGCGTGGCAGTGTACCGAGGAGGCGGGTCTTTCCGACCTCGCCGGCACCATAAAGCAGCATGTGCCACTTTGCAACAGTGCCTGTCTGCGTGCTTCGAATCATTTTCCCCCACCAGCCCGGACCAGGCCGACCTTGCCGTACTCGACGACAAGCGCACCTGCGGCAGCCTTGGCCCGGGCTTCGGTAAGATCATGAGTCGCCCGCTGTTCCGTAGTCGTGGGGCTGGAGGCCCAGACCATCAGGTAGAGGCGACGGGGGATGGCTCCAGACTCGGCGGAGTCGGTATTCGTAGACAATGAAGTCTCCACTGGGGATTGTTGAAAGGGCCGAGTGCTCACTGACGAGCTTGCCATCCTGTGTGCGTACCACATAGATGCTGGCAAGGTCAGGTGGATTCAGAATTTCGTGCGTAGGTGCGGACAAGGACGTCCTCCCAATCAGTGAGGGGTGGAGTGCAGGCGGCGGCGGCAGATTGAACGAGGGGCCTGGCAGTGTCCAGGGGGACGCCAAGCTCCTTGAGTTGCGCGCAGGCAATGAAGGCCTGTCGGTGTCTAGACTGGGGTGCCTTGGCGCCGAAGGCCAGGAAGTCCCGAGCCTGGGGGCTGACTGAGGTCAGGATGCTGCCCAGGTTGTGGGGCGGCTCCTGCCCCCGAGGGGCCGGTGGGTTGGGAGTGGGTGCAGTGAGCAGGTAGTCAGAGAGGACCAGAGGGATGTAGGACTTGGGGCTTTGCCAGATGAAGGCCTGGGTGCCAGTCTTGGTGTTGAGGGACTCGGGGATTCGGAAGATGTGGGAGGCTTCGAAGCAGGTGGGGTCGATAGCCCAGCCCAAGATGTTGAGGGTGCGGAAGAAGCCGCACTGATCGAGAGTATATTGGAGGTCACGGAGAATGCGGCCGGAGGTTGGAGAAATGGGGATCCAGAACTGGGTGCCGCGGCCGGTCAGGACGACGACTGGATCGATGTCTTTAGAGAGTACGATTTGGAGTTGGGTCTTGAGGGCGGCGCAGGTGTCCAGGTTCATATGTGCATCAGTCAGAGGGTCAATGTCGAGGACCGCCCAGTAGACGTGCTTGATGTCAGAGAGGGTGGGTTTGCCGAGGATTTTGTGGGGCTGGGGGCAGATGTAGGCGTCCCAGCCGGGCATGGCGGCGACTCGGGCGGGGATGTCGCTGGGAACGCTACAGGTTTGGTGGAGCATGCGGCCGGAAGAGTGCTTGAAGTGGAGGGAGAAGTGATGGAAGGGGAAGTCAAGGGCGTCGGCGACGTCGAGGGATTCTGAGAGACTGTCGAGGAAATAGTCAAGTTCAGAAGGCATGGAGGAACTCCGGAGGGAGGGGGCGCGGCCCACAGGGCCGCCGCGCCCCCGAACCGTTGCTAGGCTAGAGTTTGAGGCGGGACCGCGAGCGCGGGAGCCAGAAGGTGGCTGTATCGACAAGGGGCGGGCTCGGGGAGGTAGGCCGCCCAACCGAGCGGGTCATGTACAATTCGCTCCGCATGTAGTCCAACATCCGGGTCAGTATGTCCATTGCCAGGGTGCTCTCCCTCGGGAGGACTGATTCCGGGCCCGGAGGGGAGTCGTCCACGATCCGGGCTAGGAGTCCCGAGGGGGTTGGTGTGGCAGGAGAGGTAGAGGGGGCAGGGACTGTTGTAGAAGGGGCCGGTGCAGGATTCGAAGGCGTGTCGGCTAGCCAGGGGGCCGTCGATGATGGTGGTGAGAGTGGCGTGTAGACGGGGAAGCAGATCGCGTCGAGCCAAGGAGAGGAGACTGGAGAGGCTAGTGAGATGTGGCGTGGGGCGGATGTGGTGAAGGAACGCCGGTGTGCCATCCAGTATGGCCTGTTTTGTGAGCTTGCGGAAGAGGAGAACGTGTAGTTCCTGTACTGGGGGTAGGTTGTTATGAAGGCGGAGGAGAGCGTAGGTGAGCTCGTGGAGGCCGAAGCAGATGGAGTCGACGAGGGACTCGGGGGACCGGCCGAGGGCGACGGACTTGTATTGGCCGGAGCCGGATCCGGTGGCGGATTGAGTGATGGCGTCGGGGGTTCCGGCAAGGTAGACCTCAAGGTGAGAAAGGTGGGGAGGGAGCCAGTCTGGGGGGAGGCGCCAGAGGAGGGGAGTTTCGGCAGCGGTGATAATGTAGGGAGGCTGCCAGTCTGGGGGGATCTGGGAGAAAAGGATGCGCGCCTGGGGGTCGAGGTCGGGGGACTCTAGGAGGGTAGCCAGGGGAGTGGGTGGGTTAGGAGCCCACTTGGCCTCGAGGAGTTGGTGGAGGGCCTTGCCGGTGGTGAGGGCGCGGCCTGGGGTGCTCCAGTGGCGGAGGGTGTAGCGGGCCAGGAAGGCTGTGGGGCAGGTGTGGTGGTGATTTAGGTCGCTGACGGAGAGGATGATGGGCGAGGGCATAGGGTCCAGAGGCCAGAGGTGGAGGTGGCAAGACCATCGGTGCGCATGGAGGCTAGGGCACGGTCGAGGGAGCGTTCAGAGATTCCGCAGAGAGCTGCCAGAGGAAGGAGGGAGGCGCGCGTTTGGGGGCTGGTGGCGAGGGTGCTGGTGAGCCAGTCAACTGGGCTAGGGGCGATAAGTCGCAGCTGATAGCCCAGCCCTGCGCGGACCAATTGTGTGTCCAGGAAGTTCCAAGTGGAATCCTCATCCCCACGCAGCTTCTCCCGGGTGATACGTACAGTGCCCCCCGCCATACGAAGTAGCTCGAAATGATGTTCTGCTGCTTGAGTGATTGTCCCAGCGCCTCGAGCACCTGTTCCGGGAGTTTTCGAGTGGTGGTGGAGGAGTACCACTGCGAGCCCCAGCTGGTCTCGTAGTACCTTGAGAACTGAATAGAGCTTTGCCATGTCGGTGTTGTCGTTCTCATTGAGGTTGTCGTAGGCATAGAGCATGACGTCCACGAAGATGGCCTTCAGGTCGAAGGCCATGACCAGATCTGTGATGGCGGAAAGGTGCTTGGGATTCGTGAATTTGGGGCCGTAGGGAGTGAGGAAGGACTCGGCGTCGGGTCCAATCGGAATGGGGAGGTTGGAACCGCGGCAGAGTTTGAGGAGCTGCTGGCGGATGTCCCAACGGGGAGAGTCGGCTCCGATGTAGAGAGAGTTGAAGGGGGTGCTGGGGGCGAAGGCGCCGAGGAGGGGGGTGTTGGTGGTGCCGGCCAGGAGCATGGCTAGGCCGAGCCAGGTCTTGCGGGAAGACTTGGGGGCGGAGATAACGTGGAGGGCCTGGGACTGGAGGAAGGAGGGGATCAGCCAGGGGGGAGCTGGCTTGGTGAGGTCCTCGGACCAGCGGCAGGCGCCAAGGGCTTCGCGGGCAACCCGGAGGGCGTGGCGGCGGTTGGCAGCCGAGGTGTGGGGGCTGAAGTCGGGGGCGTCGCCGTCAAGGTCGTGGAGGGGCATGTCTGCCACCTTTCGGACTGCCAAGGTGCGGAAGTTTGGCAGTCGCTTTTTGGAAGTTGTTGTGGGGCAAGGGGTTACTGTCTGCCACACTTTGAAAAGTCTGAAGTGGCTAAGTGGTTGGGGGGCAGAGGGTTAGGACGAAAAAAGGGCGTCTGCCACCCCCTATAGGAAAAGAGTGTGGCAGACGGGGTCCTCTAGGGCCCCCCACACCCCCCAAGCTAGGGCTTGGGGGGGATGTGGGAGCCGGCCCAAGAATGGGACCTGGCAGTCCTTGGCAGAACTAGGCGCTCAGGTAGATTAGGACCCTGCCACGCATGTAGTGGAGGTAGGCATGCTGGCGGGGCCGCAGGAGCTCCAGAGGCTGGAGTCGGGGATCGATGGGAGCGTTCCAGGAGCGGCCCCAGCGAGTGGAGACGTAGCCAACGTGGCGGTTGGAAATTGTGACTTGGTTGGGGCCCAGATAGATGTAGTTGGAGGTGGGATTGGCATCGAGGAAAGTGAATAGGTCGGTGGCGGAACATACCGGGCCCGTGGCGGTGGCTGCTGCCAAGGATGTGAAGGTGGCTTGGGGGAGGAGGTAGTAGCCGGCTGGGGCGGGGCCGCGGGTTGGACCGAAGAGGATGTGATCGCGTGGAGTTCGGGAGAGGGGGTTAGGCATGGGAGGCGGCCTCAAGGATCAGGGGCCAGTAGCGGCCCAGGATAGTCCAGTCGTCAGTGGTCATGGAGGTGTCGTCGGTCTGGGCCTTGGTAAGGCGGGCCAGGAAGTCGGCACGATCGGTCTCGGGAAGCTGAGAGACGGCGTCACTGAACCAAAAGTCTTGGGAGGGATCGTCGAAATCGGCGGAGGCGAAGAGGTCGGTCAGGGCTTCGAAGGTTGGGTCGGGCTTGGGAGCAGGGGGCTCGGGGACCGGGAAGCGGGGGTTGGGGACGGGGGTCATGGTGCCGTCCTGGGAGCGCATGATCTGGCACTTGCACTGATGGCTGAACATGGAGATGGTGGTGTTGGTGTAGGGGCAGAGGTGCTGGGAGGACTGGACGTTGGCGGGGGCAGGGGAGGGGCTGAAGTAGTGGGCGGAGGTCTGATGGAGGGTGGGAGTCTTGGTCAGGGCCTTCATGGTGGTGGAGGTAGCCTTGTAGAGGATGCCGGCCTTGGTGTCGCGGAGGGTGGGCATAGGGTCCCAGAGCCAGACGTAGGAGAGGGCCTTGCGGAGGATGTCGTCGGTGCTGGCCCAGATCAGGAGGTTGGTGGAATCTGAGAGGGTGATGAAGGTGTAGGAGAGGGGATTGCCGGAGCGGATGAAGTAGAGGGCGCCTTGGTGCCAGCAGGCAATGGAGGAGGGTCCGTCAGTGGTGGAGATGAAGGAAGGCAGGGTTTCGGCGCCATGGGCCGCGACGTAGGAAGCTGCTAGTTCGGAGTCAACGCCCGAGGGCTTGGTGATGGAGTGGGCGGCTTTGATGGAGTCGAAGTCGGAGTAGTAGCCGTTGTGGGTTGTGATGGTGGGTCCGGAGGGTCCCTGGATCAGGAAGGGCTGGGCCTGAGCGTCGCCGAGACCGCCGCAGGTGGGTGTGCGGGTGTGACAGAGGGCTGCCTGGACTCCGTCGTTGAAGGCGTCCAGGCCGAACATGTCGGTGTAGGCCGGATCCGTGATCAAGATCTTGGGGTCTAGAGCTCGCTTGTGGAGGTGCGCCCCGCCCGAGGGGTCGATGAGGCAGGTGCCTCCGGACTGCTTGCCACGGGAGCGGCCGTAGAAGAGGAGACCGTCGGTGAGGAGGCTGGCCAGGGAGGAGCTGATGGGGCTAGAGGACAGGAAGCCTGAGATTGAGCACATGGGGGGGCGGCCTTAGGGGTTGGGGTAGATGGTGCAGGGGGGCGCCGGAGTGGTGGGGCTGGCCTCGTCATCGTCGTCATAGTGATCGTCATCATCGGCATCATTGTCATCGGGGATGTCGGTGTCGAGGTGCTCGGCGGGACGATCGGAGTAGGAGGGCTGGAGGAGGTTGGAGTTGTGGGTGCGGATGCGGCGCAGGAGGCCTTTGATGGCGGAGGTGGGTAGGGTCAGGCACTTGAGGAAGTGGCTCAGGAAGGCCCGATCGTCGAGGGCCAGGAGGGCCAGGTAGTCGGGGTCGTCGGGACCGGAGTAGGGGAGGCGGTCTTCAAAGGCAGCTACAAAGGCCAGGATAAGTTGAACCTGGAGGAGGATGTCGCGATGCTCCACTGTGCCGGCCCCGAGGCGCCATTCGAAGGTCTTGTGGCGGTCGAAGGCTTGAAGGTTGAGGGCGGAATAGCGGGCAGCGCGCCATTCGGCTAGGGAGCGGTAGATGGAGGCGGGCTTGGCGTAGAGGCCCGCACGGCGGGCTGGTGGCTGGATGGCGAAGAAGAGGTCTTCGAAGATGGCCCACCAGAAGGCCAGGTTGGTGCGCTGTTGCTGGGTGCTGGAGGACATGTCGATGTGGATGTGGAGGCCACAGGTAGAGTTGACTTCGACGGCTTCGGAGCGCAGGGTGCTGCAGAGGTCGGACAGGAAGTTGATCAGGAGGTGGCCGGAAGTGGCCCAGGTGGCCAGTTCGAAGCAGTAGGAAGCCTGGTTGTCGGGGGAGCGACGGAGGCTGCCGTCGGGCTTGAGGATTCCGAAGCGGGAGAGGGCCTGAGGCCGGCTGCTGTTGGGGTGGAGGGCCTCGATTTCGAGGCCGATTAGGCGAGTGCTGGCCAGAATGGGGCTGGCGCCGCCGGGGAACCTGAGGTGGCAGATGCTGGGGTACCAGGGGTGGTTGGCAGTGGGGGGCGGCACAGTAGTGTAAGTGGGGTGGTGGGTTGCTGAGGAGCTGGGGGCATTGCAGATGCGGCAGGGATTTTCGGAGCTAGGTGGGTTGTAGAAGGGAATGCCGCAGGTTGGGCAGCGATGGCGAGCAGGAGTGCGGGTGCAGATTGGGCAGAGCACGTGCCGATCGGCAGTAATGCTCCAGAGGTGGAGTTGGGGGCAGGAGTCGTTGGTGCTAGAACAGCGGGCGCAGATGAAGGTGGGGGAGGGCATTAGGCGCCTCCATGGGGTGCGCAGGTCATGCAGCAGGGCTCGGACCAAGTGCAGTGGCTGCAGGCCAGCAAGAAGATTGCGGGGGCCCCGCAGGTGCATTTGTCGTCGGGGCCAGGATCGAGCCACATGATGTGGTGGGCCCCCATGCGCGTCATGAGGGTGCTTTCGGTCGGCTGTTGGGCGTGGTCAGGCATTGGGATCCTCTTTGGGGATTTCGAGGGTTGGGCCGTAGCGGACAGTTTCGGAGCAGCTGATGATGAAGTGCGCCAGGGCAACTGCATCGGTCCACGACATGAAGACGCCGGCGCACGAGACGCGGTTGGAGATTCGGAGGGACAGGGAGCGGTCGTGGACTGGCTCAGCCTCAACAAAGTTGAGGAGGCCTGGAATGTCGCGCCTGAAGCGCATGTTGGGTCTAGGCACGATGGCCCTCGCAGGTGTGGGTAGGAGTGCAGGTACATTTGTATAGGCGGAACAACGGGAGTTCTACACGTTCGGTGTCCCATTCTTCGCCGCATGTGTGGCAGCCAAGATAGATGTATACGGTTGGCTCGCACAGGTCTTGCTGGTTTATGGTGACTTTGGCCTGTTGTATTCCGCCATCAGTACCGCACTTCGGACACAGCATGGTAAACCAGCACGTGTTTTCCGTTGGCGCGGTCATTTGGCACCGCCCTTCTGCCACTCGGCGCGCCAGCCCTTGAACTGGCGCACGCAGCCCGGTAGTTCGTCGTCGAAAAACGACGCCACGATTTCAGTTCGTATGCCGTACCGACGAATCGCCATGATGCAGGCTAGATCGCCGCCCCGAGAGCCCTCGGCCACAACCGTCAGTCCTTTCGTAGCGCACGCCTTCTCGGCCTCGCGCGCGGTCACTTGGCGGCCTCTTTCCGCTTCCAGCGCGAGAGGGTTGCCTCGTAGCGGTCGGACTCTGCCTGCGTAGCGGGGCGAATACTGACAGCCTCGCCGCCCTCAAGCGCAACCTCGACCTTGCCCCAATCGGTCCGCTCGCCAGTCTCGTGGTAGAGCGAACTCATCACGCTTCCGCTCTCGTGGTAGAAGTGCCTGCCGATGTAGATGAGCTTCACTTTCCCCCCTGCTCGCCACGGGCGCGGATGGCGGCGAACGTTTCGCGCACGTCCATGTAGTCGCCGCCCATGTAGGACTTAATCCCGTTGTCGCCGCTGTAGTCGTAGCGGGTGGTCGTCATCAGGGCGGACTCAATCGCCTCCCGTTCCTCTGCGGCACCCTCCGCGCGGGCGGCGGCGATGGCTAGTCCGATGTCGCGTGTAACGACATGACAGGACCAACACGGCTTCTTGAGGCTGCAATGTCCGTCGTCGCATACGGAAAACGCTAGCTTGGCCGCGGCCTCGCGGTCCTTGTCGGTCACGGTCATTAGGTGTTCCTCACTTCTTTGGTGAATAGGGGACGGTCGCCGGTGGTTACGAGCAAGGTCCGCACAAGTCGGTATTCCCCGACATAGCAGGGCGTAAACCCAGACACCGAGCCGATAGTTGGCCCGGCCAAGGCGTCCGTGTTGACGCCAAAGGTCATGCCGCCCTGTTGGGCGGTACGGTAGAAGATGGTTTCTGGTGGCATGGTATTGCTGCTCATTTGTTGTCCTCCCCGAGTATGCGGGCCACTTTGACGAATGGCGACTCGGCGCTGGGCACAGTCGAGGCGATGCACCACGGCCTGACCGCATCGCGCCACGCCTGTTTGAGCGCGTCCACGGCGGCGCGGAACGTTGGCTCGTGTCCCTCCACACAACACATGCCAGCGTAGGCCCATACGTGCATGTATTCACTAGACTGCACGCGAATGACCCATCCCTCGCCCATGAACGCCTCGACTTCGGCGCGGGCCTCGGCGGGCGTCAGGTCACGGTCGGTCATCGGTCCTCCGCAGAGCGGCGGGCGGCGTGGGCGGCCCTTGCGCGTTCCACGGTGATGCTGTCGGGGTCGCGCAATGCAGCATCCAGCGCGTCCGCGTGCTTGCGCTCGTCGGCCAGCTTCGCCTCGGCGGCTGCGAGGGCCGTGCGGAGGCGGACCACTTCATGGAACAGCGTGCGTGACGCCCAACACTGACCGTATACATGGTCGCCCCTGAGCAGGATGTCTACTTCTCGCTGCTCGGCTCTTGTCAGCGGCTTGCTCACGGCTTCACCTCCTGCTTGTTGTTCCCTTCCACGTATCGGGCGATCACCGCCGCGTCGTGCGCGGCGAGCGACTGCGCGGGAGTCTGGGCGAGGGCGGCAGTCGCCTTGTCGCATCGCGGGTGGTGGTCGCGCCGGAGCCACGCCGCAGGGCAGAAGCACGCGCCCAACTCGCCGCCGTAGTTCACGCGCATCGCCTCCAGCGCATCGCGCAGGTCGTTGGCGTGGGCATAGGCGACGGCGATCTCGCGCCCAGCCGCCGCGCGCCATTCACCACGCTCGGCCTCCAGCGCGGCGATGCGCTGCCTCATGTAATCGGCGTCCTCCAACAAGGTGGCCTCGTCGTGCTTGAGAGCGGCAATCTGGGCCTCGTGCCGGTCAATCTCCTTGGCGTACATCTCGGCCTGGCGCTTGTTTAGTGCGTCCATGTCCGCAATCGCTGACTTGTAGCGGGCAGAGAGGCAGCCGCAATCGTCGTGGTGTGTCGTGTGGTCAGGCATTGGGGATGCCTCCGGCAAAGATGGTGAGGTAGGCTTCGGCAAGGTCTTCCCACTTGGCTTGGCGTTCAAGTTCGAGGTCGTCGAAGGACAGGCCCGGTTCAGGTGACAGGACGATTCCGCCCGCGATAAGGGCCAAGCGGAGTTGGCGGGCCTTAGCAGTAACGATGGGATGGCTCACTTGTCCTCCTCCCGTTCGACGGCGGCCTTGAGGGCGTTCCAGTGCTCGTGGTTGGCCTGCGCGTTGAATGGCCCGCCGAGCAGCGCCTTCGCCGCTTCCAGCAGCGTCGGCACCTTGGGCGCGTCGAGCTTGGCGTGCGCGGCGAGGGCCTTCTTCGCGTTCTCGCGGACCTCCGCGCTCGTCCCCCACGTGTTGTGCTCCAGCCCGAAGATGAAGGCCAGCAGCCCCGCCTCCCGCTCGTGCTGGCGACGGACCACATCCTCCGCGAACGCGACCCACGCCGTCCCCATGTCC